GACAGCGTTTTGCAGATACTGACGATGGTTCAGCACATGCGCCGCACCAAAGGCAGTGTTGATGGTTTCCTTCGCAGCGTTCAGACCTTCGGTGTACATCTTAGAACCAACATACGCACCCGTAGTGATGTTGGTATCGTTCATGCAGTGGGTGTACATATTGCCGTCAGGAACCAGGGTTACATGGTGAGAGTCGCAGGACGTATCACCAGTGCGGTAATAGTAGTCAAAGGCAGCAATGCGATAGGTAGTACCGTTGATAACCCAGTAGTCACCAATGTACATATCATCAAAAGTACCAGCCTTGATAGCCGCGTACTGGGCAGCGGTCACGGAAGTACCCAGGTTCTTACCACGGTAGATAGAGTTGTGTGCGCCTGCGCCAGTAGTAGCGATAGCGTTAATGGTGGACTGTGCGGCAGTGACCAGTGCCTTAATGTCCTTCTTGAGGTTGCCTGCGGAAATCGTTCTCACGCCGTTACCGTCATGGATAAGCAGGACAGCATCATCGGCGGCTTCGGTGATGACAGTCAGATCACCAAACTTCTTACCATTTTCATAGGGAATGGTTGCCATGGGTTATACCTCCTTGTAATGCCAGTCAGCCAGAAGGACGTTGCCCAGATCATCAGTGAGGACTGTAAAGTCATCATCGTCTGTGATCAGCGGTGCAGCGTAGTTGTTGGAGAAGATCATGCCCTCAAGCGTTACGATACGCTCACTGGCTTCCGTGATCTGGTTCAGCAAGTTTGCTGCTACGTCACCTTCCATCTGACCCTTAATCAGATTGAACCAAGTGTTGAACACCTGCTCCTGTGCCTGTTCAAACTCCGTGATCTCGTCACGGTAGTCCGTTTCGATGGTTTCAATGATCTTGTCACCCTCGGTTTTCAGCCCATCCAGGTAGGCGGTGAAGTCCGCATAGGTGTTGTCAGCCTTTTCGGTAAACACAACCTTCTGCTGGGCGAAGTAGTTCTGGAAATCGGTGTACAGGTCAGTACCGTTTTCCACCATGGACATGATGATGTTCAGTGCTTCATTCATTCGGTTAGCGTCCTTCGCTCCGAAGAAGGAGTTCTCCCGGTTGGTGTACTGGGTCACGTCCTGGAAAGAAACTGTGCCGTCCTCATTGCTGATTTCGGTGTACCGTTTCAGACCATTCCACACTGCATCCGTGTAGTTGGTAGGTAACAGTTGCCATGCCATTTACAAGCTACCTCCTTTCATGCCAAAGTTCATAGTAAACATCCTCCTTCCATACGTCTCATTCGACAGCTTGTCGTACAGGTCAAGGATTGCGCCCTCCAATCTATTGAGTTCGGCAAAGTCCATGGTATTGCCGTTTTCCATATAAACGGGGGCGTTCCCGTAAGACCTCTTGAGCGTTTTGGAGTTGATGGTTACCAGGTTCGCTTCAAGCTGATTGATTTCATCAGCATAGAAGTAGTCGGCGGGAGTACGATCAGCACCCAGAGAAACAATGTTGAACTCGTCATAGAGTGCAATCGCCATGTCCCGCAGGTATTGGAGATTGTTCTTGATACGGTTAAAGTCGGTTGCATTGAAGCGGTCACCGAAGTACACGCCGTTCGCATCCCGCTCACCGTGCCAATCCGTTTTGGGTGTTTCCCAAGCCATGCTATCCCTCCACTCTCCGGGCGGTGATCTTACCAGAGAAGGTTTGATTGAAGTTGAGCGTTGCCCGGTAGACTGTCACCTTCATGTCACTGCGGAACTCATTTTCCTGGTAGATAATGTCGTTCACGTCAATCTCTGGGTTACCTCTGGTGGTATACTCATACTCAATACCTGCGGTATAGTAGTCTGCAATCCATTCCACCAGGTCATTTGCCATCGTCATGTTAGAGATCAGCGGGTTACCCCATTTCACGGTCTTACCTCTCACGTTGAGGGTCTTGACTGCATACTGCTCTACGATCTTGTAACGATAGCCCTGTACCTCAAGGGTATAGGTTCCTGTCACCTTATAACGCAAGGTGACGTAGTAGTTGCCCCAAGCCACAACCTCTGCCAGCCCCTCTGTCTGGTCAAGCAGCGGACGATAGCCGTAAGACGGGTCTTGAATGTAGTAGGTGATAACCTCACCTTCGGTTACTTCTACTTCCTCATGGACAAGGTTTTCTTCGTGGTTGCTCTGCTGATAGCTGTAGCAAGGCACGATGACCTCCTTGACCAACTCCTGCTTGATAGCTTTCGGAGAGGAAGTCATGTCACGCTTCGTCATGGTGAAATTGGTAACGTCACCGAAAGCGAAGTAGTTCAGCACGATACGGCTATAGGGTTCAGCCGTTCCAGTGAACTCAATTTCCATGGTGTCCAGATCATCGAAGGTGTGAAGGATGACCATTTTCTTTTCAATGGTTTCATCAACCACGTATTCCTCTACCAGATCACCCGTGTTGTAAGTACGGATGATAATGCCAGAAGGTAGGGCTTGACCGAACTCAAGCTTCACGCCGTAGTACATGCAGATAGCTTCCTGCTTGACCGTGAGAACGGGGTTCGTAGTGAACTTACCGTTGGCGTTGGACTGCTCCTTAGAAATGAAGCCTGTGTTCAGCTTCATGTTCGCCGCATTGCGGGGGAGGAAGAACATTCCACCATCCACCACCGTGTAGTTGGTAGAGAATGTAGCGTACTCGTCCTTCGTGTCATTGGTCATCACGTTCCCAACATTGGAGTACGGGGCTTCGCCGTTGGAACTGATAGTAGCCAGAGGGTTGAAGTTGGACTTGATCTGCACCACGCCGTCACGGGACTGCGTGAGAACGCAGCGGCAAGCATTGGCGATGATCTGTAGTGCTTCCTTGCACTTGACACGGGGCATAGGGTTCTTTGTGTACAGACTTTTCAGTCTGGGGTCAATGTAGTAGGTAGTGATACCTGCTACCCTCAATATCTCAACTGCCAGATCAAAGTAGCTTTTGCCAGCAGAACTATACAAGCCCTGGTAATACTCCGTGTCCATGCTTCTAAACACGTCCTGGCAGCGGATTGTGGCAGAATAATCGTCAGACTCCCATTCGGAACAGACCAGGTGATTACCCTTGACCCATTCGATCTCCCCGCCGTTGGGCAACTGATACCCGTAGTAAATATCCATTTCCTGTCCCGTCTCAAGGAAGTTGATTGCAGAACGGGGGTTATCTACGTTGAAGTATTTGTCGTAGTTTTTCAGCGTTACGGAGAAGTCGATCTGGGGAATATCTGCTCCAATCGGAGAAACATAGCTATCCAGTGTGGATGCCATAACGGAGTCGTTGTAGTAGACCAGACCATAACCAAACCTTATAGAGTAGATACGCAGTCTGCTCTGCGGGTTCTTCATGGCGTAGAACACCAGGGTCAGTGCCGAAGTATTCTCAAACACTTCCTCCGTGGTAAACTCCGACTGGTCATTACCTCTGAACTCCACTCGCTGTCCCTGGTCACTTACAATGTCGAAGTCAACAGGGTAGTTCTCACCGAAGTTGATTGTGATACCCTTGAAATCGGTAGGCAGCATGTTCAGATTGATGGTCAAGGAGAACTCGCCAGCCGAAATCAAATTCTTACTAACCAACCCGGTATCGTAGTAACCGCCAATGGCAGTACCTCTCGGAAGGAAGAACATAGACCCGTCTACAGTCGTGAAGTTTTCCTCAAGCGTTGCATAGATGGTGTCATCAGATTTCTTTCCGAAAAGGTTGCTGACATTGGAGTACCGGGCGAAGTCACCGTCCTCAATACGGGCTTTAGCCTGCGCTTCCTGGTTGACCAGACCGAAAGACAGCATAATGTAGGCTCTCTCGCGGAGGGGGGACTTCATGCTTTCCTTATAAGCAGCGGATACTTTTTGCATGTCATCACTCTCCCACGTCAATCAGATTGAAACGACAGTTACGGTAGTGAGTAGGCTTGCCGCTGTCATCTACGTAGTAGGGTTCAGCGGTTCTATCACCGGGATACATCTTGATAGTGACAAACTCATTGGTAACCGGGTCGGGGAAGGTCACATACACAAAGAAGTTAGAGAGGATACTTAATATCCTGCTCCACGTCTCTGCGTCCATCCATGCCCATTCAAGGTTGTTAAGCTTGTACTGGTCACGTCCGATACGCTGACCAACCACTGTACCGTTCGCATCACGTCCAGCGTCAACGATGGTAGTCACCATCGGTTCTACGCCACGCTTCGGGGACGGCAATTCGTACCCGTTGATTGCCAGATATGCCATTGTTCCGTCCTCCTTTACTTAGTGAAGCGATAACCGTCAGCGTTCTCCTGGGTTACCACTGCGTCCTTGATAGTCTTGTTGCCGATCTGCACGGTAGTGTTCTTGTTCAGCAAACGCTGTAACAGTTCATTCTGCTCACGCAGCAGATCATTCTGACGGGCAGTTACTTCATACATGCCCTCACGGACTCCCTCGGCAATCTGCTCTGTGCTGCCCACACCCGCAAGTGCGGCTTCCACTCGGTTGCCCAGATTGTCCATCCACTCACCAACACCCTGCGTCATGTAAGCGTCACGGGTATCCAATCCTGCATAAACCGCATCCGCAGATACAAGCATTGCAGAGATCATGGCGTTAGTACAGGTACTCATGTGAGTGTTGACCGCACCCCAGTAGCCTGCGAACTGTGCCATGCCGTCCACAATGGAACGGTGCATGACCTGTCCAAGCTGGGATTTGTTCAGAACTTCCGTCCTGCCATTCACATGACCAACCAGTTCCGCACCCTTCTCACCCGCCACGAACATACTTCCGTGGGCATTGATAGTGCCGCCTGCGTACTTCGGGATAGCGTTCCAAAGATCAGCCACGCCGTTGTGGATGGAACCACCGCTACTGAACGCCTTTACGCCGCCGTTTGCGCCGACAATACCACCGTTAGACAAGCCGAAGAAGGACTTGATAGAACTCCAACCACTCTTAAACAGGGAGATACCTACGGATACGGACGTACCAATCCAGGAAGAAATGGAACTCCAACCGTTCTTCCAAAGGCTTACGCCGACAGAGTGAGTAGTTGTTCCAATCCAATTACTGATAGTAGACCATCCAGACTTGAACAAGCTGATACCCTGGGAGATAACAGGCAGTGTGCCAATCCAGTTCTTTACACTCGTCCATCCAGATTTCAGTAGGCTAATACCCTGGGACAGCACGGGAATAGTGCCAATCCAGTTCTTAACGGTAGTCCACCCGGATTTCACAAGGCTAATGCCTTGACTGATCACGGGAAGTGTGCCAATCCAATTCTTAACCGTAGTCCACCCGGACTTGATCAAACTGATACTCTGGCTGATTGTAGGCAGCGTACCAATCCAATTCTTTACCGTTGTCCAGCCCGACTTAACAAGGCTGATAGACTGGGAGATCACCGGGAGGGTTCCAATCCAGTTCTTAACGGTAGTCCATCCAGACTTAAGGAGAGAGATAGACTGACTGATTACGGGCAGGGTTCCTATCCAGTTTTTCACAGTAGTCCAGCCAGATTTGATCAGACTGATACCCTGGTTGATGGAAGGAAGGTTGCCAATCCAACCCTTTACCGTAGTCCAACCTGTTTTAATAAGTCCAATGGTCTGATTGATAGTAGGCAGGCTACCAATCCACGTCTTGACGCTGCTCCATCCAGACTTCAACAGGGAAATGGTCTGACTGATAGTAGGCAGATTGCCAATCCAGTTACGCACTGTAGTCCAGCCAGACTTCAACAGGGAAATGCCCTGGGAAACAATCGGAATATTACCAATCCAGCCCTTTACGGTAGACCAGCCAGACTTGACCAGGCTCACCGCAGCAGACAGGCTCACGCCCTTGCTGGATACACCGCTCCACCAGTCCTTGACGTTCTTCCACCAGGTCTTAGCCCCGTTGACTACGCCAACTGTGAACTCAATGACCGGGCTTTCCTTAAACGCCTGTACCAAAGGCTGAACGATGTTGGTATTTATCCAGGAACCGATAGCCTTGAAAGGAGCAAGGATGCCGTTCAGCAGACCTTGAGTGATGTAGCCGCCGTATTCCTCCATGAGGGTAGAGGGACTGTGAATACCGAACAAATTGCAGAAGCCCTCAACAAAGGGGTCTACAATGTTGGTCTTAATCCACTCGACTACGTTACCGAACGCATCTTTAATACCCTTCCATAGACCAGCGGGGATATTACCACCACATTCTTCGATCTTTCCAGTGAAGTATGCGGAAACATCTTCCCACACGCCCTTAAGGAAAGAACCCAGCAGACTGACCAATCCACCAAGCGCAGAACCTAAAGCCTTTGCCATGCTCTTGACAACAGCACCCCAGTCAGCTTCCGTAACTACTCGCTTGATGTTTTCCCATGCGTTTCTACCAACCTGTCCCCAGTCGTACTGACTAAGCCAGTTGGTTACCTCGTCAAAGGCTCCCGTCAAACCGTCTGCAAACTTACTGGCAACCTGTCCCCAGTCCAATTCACCAAGGAAGCCCAACAGGAAGTCCCATTTCAAAGTGAACCATTTTACAATAGTTCTTCCGATAAAGGACGTGTCTACTTCCGCAAGTGCATTGTTGACCAGTTCAGCAACATGTTTGCCTATATTGTTAAAATCAACGGTGTCAAGGAAGTAATAGGCAGTCTGCACCGCACCATTGATACCGAAGCCGATTTTCTTACCGATACCGCTGTAGTCCACGCTATCAATAAGTTCATTGACTTTTGTACCAACCAGTGTACCCAAGGTTTCCCAATCGGCATTATCAAAAGCTTGCTTCAAACGATCTGCGAAATCGCTGATCTTGTTATCAATCGGAAGTTCCTCAAACATGGAACCGTAGTCGGCTCCACCGCCACCACCGCCACCAGAACTATTTTCCGGGGTTTCCTGGATGATGTTCAGTTCATCAATACCAGTGGTGTAACTCTTGATCTTGTCCGCTGCATCTTTCGCAGAACCAGCGGCACTGTCAAACGCATCACCATAGCTTGCACTGATCTTCTTTGCCGCAGTGTAGGTACTGCTGCCCGTCAGACGGGCAATAAGCATATTGATCAAATTCAGCAGGCTTACGATCTTACCGCTCAAATAGTCGATAGCCGGGGCAAGGGCGTTGATAATAGGTGCAGCCATAGCACCCAGACTGTTCTTGAGGTAGAGGGCGTTCGTAGCAACACTGTTCATGCTGATAGCGAACTGACCACCAAGCATATTGCTGTACTGATAGAGGTTGTTTATACCTTCCTTGAACGCCTTAGAGATTGCAGACAAGGCAAATCGGATAAGGCGATACATCGCAATACGCTTAAGAGAACTGAACAACTTGCCCATGCCAGAAGTAGTCTGCTTCACACGTGCGGCAAGAATGTTGCCCATAGACTCTCTAAAGTTGGACATTGCGGTACGGGCTTTCGCTGCTGCCATTCGTACCTTCGTGAGTGCATTGCCCAGCTTATGCAGTACACCTGCACCGATAGAAAAACCCTTCTTGAATACACCACCGATGCCATTAAGGATACTCTTGAGGAACCCGGTCTTTTGAGTTACCTGGTCAACCGCCGCAGAGACTTCCTGTACGGAACTGGTTGCCTGGGTCATACCGCTGTCTGCTGCACCCGTAGGGGGTGTAACAGCGTCCATTGCCGCACCAGAAGCCGGGACTCTGATCTTCGGGATTTTGACATTACTGACTTCTCCCAGATCACGCAGGGCTTTCGCCATATCCTCAAGACGTTCAATATCAGCCAGTGTAATTCTGTCCATTACATCAGCGATACCGCCAAGCTGCTTCGCAACACTGCCAGAGATTTTGACCTCGCCCAGTTTGCTGACAGACTCCAATGCCTTGCCCAGACCTTCCAGTTTAGAGGTATCGAACTTTTTCAGCACCCCGTCCAGCTTCTCAAGCTGCTTGACGGAAGAACCCAGTCCCAGACCGCCCTTAGTAATACCCTTCAACTTCTCAAAGGACTTCACCAATGCGTCTATACCTTTCGCACTCTCGTCAGCCTTAGTTTCGATTTGAAACTCAAGACCTTCCATTTCAACTGCCATCGTCTACTTCCCCTCCTTTCTTCTTGTTTTTGAGGAAGCGTTTGTTGATCACGTCCATCATGCGCCGCATAGCTTCCTTACCATCCTCAAGCCGCTGCTTTTTCTTTCGTTCCTCGGACTGCTTGCTGCCAGCAGTAGTGATAGGGAACGGTTCAGTGCGGAACGGGAACGGCTTGTTCTTACGGCTTAACGGGTTGAATACCGGGGACGCATCCAACAGGGCTTCGTAGATATATGCGGCTTGCAGCCACATTTCAGAATTGACACGCTCCTTACGAACTTCATCCATTTGGCGGTAGTACCGCACCATGCAGCAGTCCCCATCCCAGTAGTCGTGATAGGACATGCCCAGACTCATGTAGTAGGCGCACAATTCCTCAAATTTCTCTGTGTAACGCAAAGGGGGAGCGGACGGCTTGTGCCGCCGCCCCCCAGTTTCATCAGATGACGAACCCGTTACCAACTCGTCATCCAGTCCACGTTTTTTGCAGTATCTTCGGGTTCCTCCATCAGAGACAGGATAGGCTCATTGTACATCTCTGCCAGCTTCTCAATAAGCTTGTCCTTATTGGGCATGTTGGCGTAGATAGCATCAATGGTATCCTGCTTGACGAACCTGTGATGTGCCTTGAAAGCACCTGCGAAAAGCGCAGGGAGAAGGGTCATAGGACGGTCATCAATGTTTCTTGCGACAAACCCTTCGTCCTCCATCTGTCTGATTGTACGCCGGGTAAATTCCAGCGTGTAGTCCTTACCCTCATAGGTAAAGTTGATAGTCTTAGCCATTGCTATTTTCCTCCAATTCTTGAAATTGTGTTAAGGGGCAGGTATCTTACTCTTCCTTGATAACGGTGGAAGGAGCGATGGTGATACCCATACCACGAACCTCGTTCACGCTGCCACCCTTGACACGGACAGAAAGCTGACCGTCAAAGGAGAACTTGCCCTCGGAACCAGTAGGAGTGACAGTGCCGTCATCCTGTTCCTCGCCGCCGAACCAGACAGCGTAGCCCTCGTTCTTGCGTTCCAGGGCTTTCAGTGCCAGGTAACCATCGTGGTCATAGTTGGTGTTGAAGTTCAGACCCTCGTTACCCTGGATGCCCAGAATGAAGGTCTGCATCCGATCAGACAGAGTAGTGGTTTCCAGCATCTCCGGGTCAGTACCCAGGTCGGGGAACTCGGTAATGTCGATCAGCTTCTCATAGGTATCTTCCTTCTTGTGCATAAGGAAGGTCATATAGGTACTGGTTGCAGACATTTTCGTTTACCTCCTGTAAAAGAATTTTCCATCAGTGGCAACCCTGTATCGGGCTACCATCCTGTAGATTGTTGCGTCCTCCATGTTCGGAACGGGGGTCAGTGCCAGCCGTTTGAAGTTCATCTTAAACAGGAGTTCATCAATGACCTTCATAATCGCCTTGCACTCCGTTTTCTTACCCTCGGTCTTATTGGAGTAGACATTGATTTCAAACATGACCTGTGCCATTTCAGCACTGCCAGTTGTTTTATTTGCGATCACAGAGTTGTCACTCTGGGTGATACTTACGTGAGGGAACACCGAAGGGGCTTGAATGTACTCACCAGCAATGTCAATGCCGGGGAACTTCTCACGTAAGACTTTTGCAATACGGGTATAGACCTCGTTTTCGCAGTCAATCATACGTACACCCTCCTTGCTATTTCCTCAAACTTTTCCTCCAATTTACGGATTGTCTGGTACATACTCATGTTCGCCGGGTTACCGTAGGTATGAACCTCACCGACATGTTTTCCTTCTGTGATAACCTCACCGTTGCTTCCGGGGTCACCTTCGTAACGCCAGCCTTGAGGGAGTCTGCCCAGTTTGTATCCGTACTGTCCTCTGACCATACCGTGCTTACCAGCTTCGGGGTGGTTGTCGGGATATTTCACGCCTGTACCAAACTCAATGAACAGGGTTGCGCCGCCGACTGCCACAACTGCGATCTTGTTGTCACCCCGTTCCTCAACAGAACAGGACACATCATTCGTACCATCATAGACGGCTTTCGCAAATTTGGTATTGGCGATCTCAACACCTTCATCAGCCAGGGCTTTCAGAAACTCCTTAGTCTTACTAAGCAACCACTTTTTGTAGTCCTCAAGTTCCTTGATTGCCCGGTTAATACTGGCTTCATTGAGTTGGACTTTGATCACACGCTTGCTCACGATACCTTCACCTTACTTACTGCATACGATATGGCGTTCAAAGACTTTGCCACACGGCGCACCGTGTAGTCGTAAATCGGCTTCCCATTTTTGTCAAACTCTGGCTCCTTGTCGATGAACAAGACCGTGTTTTCATCAATGGGACAATTCATATCGTCAGTAACGACAACTTTGTCATAAGAGTCCAGTTTGCCGAACATATCAATCTGTGCGTAGCCCGTTGCCGGGGACACATTGCATTTCAGTTCGGCGGGTTCGCTGTACCCAACCTTGTACTCACCAGTCTCATTTCCGTCTGCATCCATCAGCGGAGTGCGTTCGGTGTACAGACAGTAATGGATGGAGGACAGGTTGCGTTTCATCAGCTTCATGCCATCACCCCCGCCATGGGAGTGATACGGCGCAGCAGAGTAGGAGGAATGTCCCCGTCCTCATAGGAGCGGGACACGCCATTCTCGCTATGTGCGGTTTCACCCTCTGCACCACGCTTATTCAGCATATAAGCGGCAATCTCCACATGAACCGTGTGGTAGGGAGTCGGAATTGCTTCCTCTCCCGTACCAAACGGAAATGCTTTAGAGATCACAACGCCCTTTGCCAGAGTCAAGTAGGTGGACAGCACACTCTGGTCTGTCTCACCCGTCATGCCTTGCAGCATGGTCAGCTTTTCAGCGTCAGTCATGCTGTCCACCCTCCTTCCTCAATTACTCCGCAGCAGCGGCTACGCCGATCTCGGCAGCGTTAGCCACATAAACGGAACGGCTGTAGGTAGGCTTCTCAAAGGCAGTGGAGATGCCAGTGAACTTGCCGTGATACCATTCGGGACCATGATCAAGACCGATCTGACCGAAAAGCTGATACTTCTCGCCTGCGCCAGTCTTAGCAAGCTGCTCCAGGAAGAAGTTGCCCTTGCCGGGAACAGGCTGATAGACAGGAGCGATCACGTCCAGGTTCAGAAGCAGCGCAGTACCCGCAGGCAGGCACTCACCCAGATACAGGTAGACAACACCCAGAGGGGTGATGACGCTGGACAGGGAGATACCGTTGATCTCACGGGCAGCGGGAACCACAGTCAGACCATTCTGAACAGCGTCAGCGTTGATCTGGAACAGAGTGACCGCATCGCACCACAGACACAGACCGTCAGTGGGAGCGTTTGCGCCGTAAATCTTCTTCACCATGTCGGCAATGTCCCACAGACCCAGGGGCTTGTTGCCCATGGCAGTGACATTGGAAGTGATAGCAGGAACCAGACCACGGGTCTTGTTAGCTTCACTATCCTTAGTAGCCTTGTGGAACTCACCGTTGATGAAGGTGTACTCAATGTCACGATTGACCTTCTGGATTTTCGCAGCAACCTGGAAATCCAGTTCGCCCATGGGGTTAGCCTGCTGGTTCTCAATGTTGATACCAGACAGAGTACCCATGTTGGACTGCTTCGCATAGGAGATACCCACAGACTCCATGAAAATCTGGGTCACGTTGGTTTTCTGCTCACGGGTCACAACGGACGCTTCGGGAGCGGTCAGAGAAGCAGTTTCACTGATACCGGGCTGGGAACCGTCACCGCCAGAAGTGTACTCCTGTCCAGTGACGAACTCGACATGGTTCGTGGTTTTCGCCTTGCTACCGATGATGGAAGAAAGCGGGGTACGCACGTTACCCTTGTTGAACAGCATACCGCTATAATTCAGTACGCCGAAACTGGTTGCAAAAACGTCAGCCATTTTCTTTTACCTCCAAATTCAAATTACTCTTTTGCCTGCTCCGTAGCCATTTCCTGGGCTTGCAGGCGGGTATAGTAGGCGGCAGCGGTGAAGTCACCGTTTGCCTGTGCTTCGGAAATCTTCTTAGCGTAGTCCACGCCGCTACCATCGTCAGAACCAGCCGCAGGGCGGGGGGTCTTACGCATAGCGTCAGCCTGGATAGCTTTCTTCTGGGCTTCAAGGTATTTGGACTGATTTGCCATAACCTTTTCCATGTCACCGTCCACCATCGCAGCGGCGGTTTCGTCTGCCAGCTTCTCGTCATAGCCCATAGCCAGCAGCTTACCCTTGCTTTCAGAGAGGGCAATGGAACGCTTCAACTCGCCGTTCTCCTTGACCAGCTTGTCATGTTCCTCCTTCTGTGCAGCGGCAGCGGCTTCGTCATCAGACTGCTTACTTCTCAACTGCTTCTTGTAGTCAGCAGCTTCGGAGTTAGCCTTAGACAGTGCGGTTTTCAGACGGTTCACTTCCGCATCGTTGCCGTGACCCACGGCTTCCAGTGCAGTAGAGATTTCGTCCTCGGTCATGCCCTCCTTGTAGGCAGAACCCAGCAGATCACTCAAATAACTCATATAAAGTCCTCCTTGCGTTTGTAGTGTTCACTCACTATGTTTTCTGTTTTATCCTCTTGTCTTGAGTTTGCGTTTTTAGGTGTTCCCTCACCATGTCAAGCGGGAGTCCCGCTATTCATCAGTTGTCAGCCGCACGATACAACGGCAGTTCACATTGTTTTCCGCTCTGGTGAACTTACCGGGATACGGGGCATGGTCACCATCGAAGGTAAAAAATTCTTCCTCCAAGGCAACGGACTGACCCTCAAGGTACTTATGGGTTTCTCGCACATCAGCATCCTTGACGGTAATCCAGTTCTTTGTCACACCAAAATCACCATTGGCTACAAAGTCCGTGCCACCGTCATGTACGGCAGCGTTGTAGACCCGGTGGAACTCCGACTCTACCAAGGTTTTCAGACCAGCAAGGTCATTGACGATCACGTGATCAGCCACTCTGTCCTCAAAGGTCTTTCCATCAATCACCAGGTAGATTGCATCCCACATACTGTCCACATCTACAGAGAGATCATAAGCCAGCATGAGAGAAGCGTGTTCCATACCCAGCGTGTAGGCGTTGATAAGAAAGGAAAGCACATCGTCCGCAATCTGATTGACTTTTGCGGCAATGTCCCTACCGCCTGCCAGCTTGTAGCTGGTTGCAGTAAGGACGTTCAGTTCATCTAAAGCAGTGGTGTATTGAGAAATTACTTTTTCCATGGTCATTCTCCAAAGAAAAATGGGACTATGAGCGTACTACCACTCACAGTCCCATTGGACTTACCAGAACCACTGTCCCAGTTAAACCTTGTCGGCTTCCTTCATTTTCAGTTTGCGTTTGACCTCAACAATGGCGATCTTGCCCTGCTCAATCAGAATTTCCACTCTGCTTCCGTGCTTCAACAGGGTTTCGATCTGCTCCTTCATTTCCTTCGTGATTACCGGAGTCATCGTCATTCTCTCCCTTCATGGCGTTTTGTTTCTCAAGCAACTCCTGGGCTTTCTTTTCCTGTTCCTCCACATACTCCTGGCTCACTGTATAAGCCAGATCAGAGTCCACGAACAAGCCGCAGTGTTCAAATGCAAGGCGGGGGTGAACCTTCGGGTTCTTCAACATGAGGTCAAGCACCTGCGCCTTTTGCAGAATATTTTCGTAGTTACGGCGGGTGAAGCGGATTTCGATGTTGTGTACTTTCAGCTTCATTCCCACCAGAACGTGACAGATGTTCAAGATCAGCTTAAGGAAGCGTCTCTCGGACTTCTTAAACATCAACTCGCTATCCTTTGCCCGTGCTTCCGCAGCAGACCAACCGTCACGCATGATAACCGCAGACCCGGTATCGCTGGTAGAAGAACCGCCGTTGCGGTTCGGCATACCACAGATGGTCAACACCGTCTGATACATGTGGTCAACCAACGTCTGGGTTTCACCCTGGTTAAGGGAGTTGATAAGGTAGGATACCTCTGCTTTCAACTGCGGGTCAATATCCTTGAACTTGATAGCACCTTCCTCACGCAACTTCTGGAAGTCCTCGGAGGAAATGTCTACGTTATGGAACAGCATCAATGCCTGGATAAACTGCTCCACGCCGTCCATGCGGTTACTGTCAGTAAGGTTGATTGCATCCAGCAGAGGGATAACCAACTCAAATGCACCGATACGGGCAAGGTTGAGCGGGTATTCGATAATGGGGATTTCACCAAGGATGTGCGTTGCGTAGGATACCACCTTCGACTCCACGATCTCAAAGTAGAAATAGCGGGAGTAGCAGGAGTAATGTACAACGCCCTTTTCATCGGTGACGTACTTCACGCCCAGGATAGGCTTGTTGCCCAGTCCGTTGTTGTAGACCACGAACGTGTTGCGGGGGTCAAGCGTGAAGATTTCAAAGGGAGAGTCATCTTCCTCTCCTTCTTCATCGGGGAGAACCATTCGGAAGGATGTGCCGCAGATGTGGAACCAGTCTGCCAGTTCCTTATCCTTCGCAGGCTTTTCCTCGGCAAAGACGTATTCGTTAAGCTGGTTGATAGCGTCCGCAAGGTTCTCACCGTTGCCACGGGACACATACTGTAGGGGTTCGCCCATCAGATAGCCCGACTTGAAGGACACAATCTCATTTGCCCTGTTCTCAACAATCTTATTACAAATCTCTGGTCTGACCTGCTTAATGCGGTTCAGAATGTCCTGCCTACCTTTGTAGTAGTGCCAGAGATACTGGATTTCGCTACGGTTCTTCCAATGGACAGGAAGTGCCTTACGCAGAATACTCACTACGTTTTCGATAGTCACTTCGGTTTCATCGGTATAGATCACTCGTCTACCGTGCAGTGCAATAGCCACGTAATTACCTCCTTTTGCACATAGTTTCACCTACTGTTATTATACAACTCTCCAATGCTCTTGTCAAGAGGAATAAGCATATAAGCATTGGAGAATTATACAGGTCTTTTAATAATTTCTACCTTTGCGCCCACCAGACCCCGCAGTTCGTTTTCCATGAGGGACAGGGAGTCGGGAGCGTCATCGTGAGGAACCTTACCAGACCGGGTGTAGGTCACAAGCTGCTTCATAAATGCGGCATACTGACTGTTCCGTGCATAAGTGGAAGGATGTTTG